TCACCGAACCGACCCCCCAGGTGCAGGAACTGCCGGCTGCGGCCGCCACCCTGCCAGGCCTGGCCGTCGTCGTGTCGAGCGGCAAGTTCGCCATCGCGGGCGCCAACACGACCGAGAAGGTCTTCATCTCCCAGGACAACTACCTGGCCGGTGAAGGTGTCGATACCGCTGTGGCGGCCGACGACATCGTGATCGGCATCGAAATGCTGGACGAGCAGTTCTTCAACGTCCGCGTTCCGACTGGCGTCAGCGTGGTGAAGGGCGTGACCAAGCTCACGACCAACTCCACCGGCCGCTTCGTCATCGCCACCACGGGACAGCGCATCATCGCCATTCCCGAGGAAACCTACAACAACACCTCCGGTGCTGATCAACTGGTTCGGGTCCGCCGCGCCGTTGGTCACCTGGCCGCAGCGTAAGGGAGCCCGGACGATGCGCTACTTCGACGAAACTCTGGTCGCCAATCACCGTGAACACCGCGAGTGGTGGGGCGAACTGCAGGTCAACCGCGAGCACTTCCACCGCACCGAGGCCGCCTACGCCGCGCTGATGGCGGATGTCGGCTTCTCGGTGAACGCTGCGGCGGTCCTGCCCCGTGACGCCTGGCTGGAGATGGACGACATCACCCGCCGCGTCATGCGCGCCGATGAAGGCCAGGCCTGGATGTCCGACCTGATGCCGCTGGCTAAGCCGGTGAGCATCGGCAAGCTGGTCCATCTGACCCGCGTGGCCTCCGACAGCTCGGCGCCCGTCAACCGCTCCATGAGCGGCCAGGTGCCGAACGCCATGGACAAGACGGTCTACGATTACCGGGGAACTCCGGTCCCGATCTTCTCGACCGGCTACGGCCGCGAGTGGCGGGAATGGAACACCCTGGCGTCGGAGAACTTCTCGGCGCTGGCGGACGATCAGGAATCGACCACGGCCCGCATTCGTCGCGACCAGGCCCTGTACGTCCTGACCGGCGACACCACGATCTCCGTCAAGGGCTACAAGGGCTACGGCATCCGGAACCACCCGCTGTCCAAGGCCATCAACCTCGGCTCGGGCGCCGGCGGGGCGAACATCAATCTGGTGACCGCCACGCCGGATCAGCTGGACGCCTTCTTCACCGGGCCGTTCGGCGCCATGCTCGATGCCAACCTGATCGTCGGGAAGGTGAACCTCTACATCTCGCCCGAGATCGGCCGCGCCTGGGACAAGCAGCTCTCCGGCTCCGATGGTCTCAAGGAAGGCAAGATCATCGACTTCCTGGCCAAGAACCGCCGCATCAATAAGATCGTGGTGTCGTTCGAACTGAGCGGAAACGAGTTCTTCGGCTTCGTGCCGTCCTCGGAATACATCCGCCCTCTGGTCGGCATGGCCACCAACACGACCGCCATTGCGCGCCCCAACCCGACGGACAACTACCAGTTCCTCGTCATGGGCGCGCTCGGGCTGGAAATCCGGGCCGACTACAACGGCAAGTCCGGCGTCTTCTACTCGACGGTCGTCAACTAACCTACCGGCGGGCCCTGGCTTCGGTCGGGGCCTTCCCTTTCGACGGAAGGAGCGCACCATGCGCATCAAGATCACCGCCGGCGGCATCTTCGATGGCGAAGGCAAAGAGGTGCCGGTCGGCTCGTATTTCACCGTGAAGGAGGAGCCGACCGGCTGGGCGGGCCGCTACGAGATCGTGGCGGACGAAGCCGAGCCCAAGGCCAAGGGCGGCAAGAAGGCTGTCACCAATCCGGCCAAGGACCCGATCGCTTACGAGGCCAAGGCCAAGGGCGAAGAGTGGTTCATCTTCGACACCGACGGCAAGGAACAGGGCGCCGCTCTGTCTGAAGCCGACGCGACGGCGTTCAACGGCCTGTCCGACGAGGATAAGGCCGCGTTCGTCGTCGAGCACACGAAGGGCTGACCCATGGCTGGCTACGGCGGGGACACCGAGTTTGAGACGTGGATGGCCGACAACGGCTATTCCACGTCCTCTGACGGCGACCTGACCGTAGCCCAGCTGCGCCAACGCGGGTCCGACTACATCGACGCCCTCTATGGCCAGCGGTTCAAGGGCGAGCCGGCCGGGGGCATTGACCAGGAACGCGCCTGGCCCCGTGTCAATGCGTCCGCATGGAAGACGCCTCTTGCCGATGACGTTATCCCCCGCAACGTGATCATCGCCAGCTATCACGCCGCCCTACACGAGAGCTCTAATCCGGGAAGCCTCGCGGTTGCTGCAACGGCTGTCAGCGCCGTGAAGCGCGAGAAGGTCGATGTGCTTGAGACCGAGTATTTCGAGGGCTCCGGAGACGCTGCCGCCGACGCGACTATAAAACTGAGCGCTGTTGAAGGGCTGCTCGCGCCGTTCCTTCTTCCCGACAGCAACAAGCCGGGCCTGGGTCTGTGGGCCGTCGGCTGATGACCACCTTCGACTACGCCCGCGCCGCCCAAACGGCCGAGCGCCTGATCCGCAAGTTCGGTGCCGCCGGCGCCATCCGCCGCATGACGCCCGGCTCAGGCCCGTCCTATGATCCCGGCGAGCCGACGATCACGGATCATGCCGCCCACATGGTCGTCACCAGCTACACCAACCGCGAGATCGACGGGCAGCGGATCCTGGCCACTGACCGTAAGGCGCTGGTCGAGCCGTCCGTTGGCGTGGAGCCCATGACCTCAGACTTGCTCGTGACGCCCGATGGGTCCACCTTGGCCATCATCGACGTCACCCTGCTGCGGCCGGCGACGACGACCGTCCTCTACGTCCTGCAGGTCCGTGCATGAACCCCGCGAAGAAGCCGATGGCGCTGGCTACCGCTGCGATCCAGGACATCATCTCCTGCGGTCACGCGATGAGCTCGGCGAACATCCGGGGCGAAGGGCGGACCGATCAAGAGGCGCTGCGCGAACGGGCTCACGCCCTCGTCGACGCCTATCTCGACCACATGGCGGACGCTGGAAGGCGCACCGCAGGACTTCTCGAGGACTGACCCTTGGCTTCAATCCGGCGCTCTCGACAGCTCTTCGCCGAGCTGGCGGAGAAGTATGGCCGGTCGGTCGCGGAGGCGTTCTTCCGCGCCATCGAAACCATCCGCTCCGGCGTGGAGCTTCAACGGCTGACCGCCCTGATCGACCAGGGCAACATCGAAGAGGCGCTAGAGGCGCTTCACATCGACCCCGAGGCCTTCAACGAGGTCGCCGACCGCGCCCGTGAGGCCCACGCAGAGGCTGGCCGCGCTGCTGCCGAGGGCATGCCGAAGCGCCGGCCGGACGGCACAGCCTTGGTGGTCCGCTTCGATGGAAGAAACCCAGAAGCGGAGGCCTGGCTATCGCGCCATTCGTCCGACCTGATCACCCGCATCACGATGGAGCAACGCCAGCTGGTCCGCGACAGCCTCGCCGACAGCATGCGCCGGGGCGTGAACCCTCGTCAGGCCGCGCTGGACGTCGTCGGCCGCATCAACCGAGCCACCGGCCGGCGCGAGGGCGGCATCCTCGGCCTCACACAGGCGCAGGCGGCCTACGTCGCTGCGGCGCGAGAGGAACTGGCCAGCGGCGATCCCGAGGCCCTGAAGCACTATCTGACGCGAGGGCGCCGCGATAAGCGCTTCGACCGCTCCGTCACCAAGGCGATCCGCGAGGGCAAGCCGGTGCACCCGGCTATCGCCGCCAAGGCCCTGACCGCCTATGAGCGCCGCCTCCTCCAGCTCCGCGGCGAGACCATCGGCCGGGTCGAGGCCATGACCTCGCTCCAGCAGGCCAAGTTCGAGGCCTACCGCCAGGCCATCGCCTCAGGAAAGGTCGCGGAGAACACGGTCACCAAGGTCTGGCGTTCCGCCGGCGACCTCCGCGTCCGCCACACGCACCGCTCACTCAACGCTGAGAGCGTCCGCTTCTCCGAGGCCTTCCGCAGCCCGTCCGGAGCCCTGATGCGCTTCCCGATGGACACCACCATGGGGGCCGGCGCCGCAGAAATTGTCGGTTGCCGCTGCGACTGCGAGTACCGGATCGACTTCTACGCCAACCTGCGCTGAGGGGTACGATTTAGAACCATGGGATTATTCCATGGATTCTGCGCGCCAAGCCCGCCCTCACTGGCTTCTAGGTAGGATTTGGACATGGCCCAGGGCGCGTTCTCCGCGAAGATCAGCAGCTGGGTTAAGGAGACGCGGGAGCGCCGCGACGCCGTTTACCGGGGGAGCGCTCAGCGGATTGTCGAGATCATGCAGACGCCGCGGGCGGCCGGCGGCAACCTTCGCGTCGACACCGGCTTCCTCCGCGCCTCGCTCGTAGCCACCGTGGGCGGCAATCTCCCGCCCCAGACTATCAAGCCCGATGGCGTCGCGGCCTTCACCTACGACGCCGCTTCCAT